AAAACATGGAACGCAAGAATAAAAGCAAATAAAAAATTAATTCATCTTGGTTCTTTCAAATCATTTGATGATGCTGTTATTGCTAGAAAAAAAGCCGAAGAATTATTATGGAGTAAGACATGAATCTAAACCAAGGCAAGGTGGCTGGCGGTCTGGTCGATGAAATGCTAGAGCTGGTTCACAAGTATGACGAATCGCTATACATGGCCACCGTAATTGGGTGCTTGGAGCTGGTTAAGCAACAGTTGATTAATGAAAGTTTGGAGAATCAAAATGACATTGATTGATCTTGGATTGTTGTGTTTGTTCCCTGTGATTTTTATTTTGGCAAAAGCGTTTGATCGCTACGCCCACCCACAACCCCGTACATGGGTAGACCTGACTGGAGAAGAATTGGAAACACTTTTGCGTGAAAACCGTTCGCTAACTTTAGGCGCAATATGGGCAGTTGCAGACAAACTCAAAAAGAAAAACACATGAAAAAGAAATCCAGATACAAGCCCAAAGGCTTGCGCTACGACAACATGGCGTGGCTGATGCAAGGGATGTTGCCTGTGGCCAAAGTGCCAGCAGCAGGTATCAATCTCCAGTTGCGCAACTACGAATCGTTTGACGAGGTGATGCGCGGCTCACCCACCAAGCAGCACGTGGACGATCTCGTGGGTATGGTCAACATGACCGAAGTGCTGGCGTTCATGAACATCGGCGCGGATTGGTTGGATGAGATACTTGCTGGCCAAGACGCCATCTTCAACATGGCGCAGCGCGGCATCAGTGGGCAGTCATTCAGGTTCACGGGGCTTGAGGCTGAGGCCATACGGCTGGTGCTCACTATCCACGACGAACAGCTCAAAGTCGCCACCGTCGCCCAAGTTGAGAAGGCAATCGACCACATGGCTGAGTACTATAAGCACAAGCGCGGGCGTCGCATCATCCCCAAACCTGCGCCAGCGCCAACCCCTAGCCCACAGCCTGAAGCTGTTGCCTAACCCCAAGCGCTTAGGTTACACTACCCAAGCGCTTAGGTTATAAGGAGCCCAAACCATGTCAAAGCCAAAACAAAACGAGTCGGGTGGCATCAAGTACACCAACTTACATGAAGCAGCCAAAGCCCTCGGTGGCAAAGGCGGCAAGGCCACAACGCCCTCTAAACAGAGCGCCAGCCGTCAAAATGGCCAGCTCGGCGGCCGTCCAGCCCACGGCGGAAGCTGATATTTGTAAAATATTCCTTTATTTGGGGTATTTTCTTGAATTAATGCTCAATTATTTGGAATTTTTGGCAGTAATTTATGGCCAAAAAGCGGTCAAAAATACTTTGATTAGTACCAAAGTAGTATACTGAAATAGTATTAATAAACCTAAAGTACTACTAATACTAGGGGAAAGTACTACAGACCCCAGCTTTTTAACTAAAAAGTACTATGTTACTATAGTTCTAAATATGCTTTATCGCTACAAATAGCGGGGCATATTTGTTTAAAAAGTATTAATGAACATATGCCGCGCGGGCGATACCGTCGCGGGCGTTTTGTTTTGTGCCTATGGCCTATGGCCTATGGCCTATGGCCTATGGCCTATGGCCTATGGCCTATGGCCTATGGCCTATGGCCTATGGCCTGACGCCTGACGCCTGACGCCTGACGCCTGACGCCTGACGCCTGACGCCTGACGCCTGACGCCTGACGCCTGACGCCTGATACCAAAAAGCACAAAACAAAAAGCCTAGGGGCTATCTAGAATTAACCAGATAGCCCCTAGGCTTATCGTTTTTAACGGATTAACGGGAAACCGGAAATTTTAGGCGCGGTGTTTTGCTGTAAATGCGTAAGACTCTAAAAACTGCCAACACTTAGCAAAATCGGCGGGGGTTTCGGGCTTTTTACATCGTCGCATATAAGCCCGCGAAGCTTCGGCGTGCCCGTCGCGGGGGCTATAGCATTCAATCATTTTATTTTGCGGGTTTACATCGTCAACAAAAAATAAAATCGGGCGCGTTACATCGTCGCCCCAAATCTCAAGCCTTATATCTAATTTCATTGTGTCACTTCTTCGGCGTTTTCGATAAACCAATCATCCATTGCGCCGGGTTCAAATTGGCCGCCATCCATATCGCGGGCAATTTTTAGCGCTTCGTCCATGTTTTCGGCGTCAATAAAAACATGGCATACAGTTGAAAATGACGCGGTTACTTTAAATTTTTTCATGTTTTAGCCCTTAAAAAATGTTTTCAATTTCTAACTGTTCGCGCAAGTTTTTAGCCGTCGCCCGATAAGTTGCGCCATTGTGCATAGCCGATACCCCGCCCCCGTCGCTGGTTATGCAATAAACCCGCCGTATGCGCCGCCCGTCGCCGCGAATATCCGCGAACATTAAATAACTTCTTTGCGGGTAAGTAACGCGCCGCGCTTCGTTGATAGCTTCGCACAATTTATCGATTGTGGTTTTTCTCATTTTTTAGCCCCTAAATGGTCTAACTCTAATTCGCACCACAAATCGCGGGTTTTTTGATAGATATGGTTTTGAACTTGCGCCGATTCTCTACCGCATGTGGCTAATGTTTCCTCAAAATGTGATTCTTCGCTACCCATTACATAGCTTAAAATTTCCGCTATTTTTTCTAGGGTTTGTTTTGATAAGGCCGATTTTTTGGGCTTTTTGCTTTTTGCTATCGGCTCAAGCGCAGGCACATAATCGGGGTTTTCGTCTTCGATACATTCAGGAATTGACACGTCTAATATCGGCGCGGCGCGGTCTAAGTAGTCAAATTTAAGAGTACTTAAAAGTAATCTATTGTTTAAGCTAGCATATCGGCTTAAATATTCGCTAGTTTCCATGCCCACATAAAAATCAGGGTAATCGCGGCGCATAGAGCTATGTTTTGCGTCAATTTTTATTTTGTGTTTATACGGCTTTGCGGCGTCCTTGCGGATTCTCTCCGCATTTTCGGCGCGGGTTTTGTAGTTTGTGGTTTCAATTTTGAATTCTACGAACATCATTTTTAAGCCCCCGTAACTTTTTGATCTGGTTTAAATTTTTGATTTTTCATAGTCTGCATATTTAGTGCGCTTTTTTCGTCGCCCTTGCAAAAAATGACGCCCGCGAAAATAAACAAATCACCCGTTTTTATCTCTGAAAATTTCATTTTTTAGCCCCTTGTAAGTAGTTGATTTTTTTTAGCGATAGCCCTTGCGGATGCAAATAAGCCGAATTTTAAAAATAGCGCGTGTTTTTCTTTTAGTTCATTTAGCATAGCGAAACCCTTTCATTTTTTTCAAAGTAGAAAACACGGGAAAACTCAATTAATAGCGCGGTGCGCGTTGATACTTTGCGACACTTATTGCCGTTACAGTAAAAAACCGCGCCCACGGGTAAGCGTGAAAACGTCATTTTTAGACCCCCTCAAAATTTACGATTGTCTTATTTTTTCCGTGGTGCACATAGCACGTGCCCACGTTACTAAAAATAGCACAATAGACCCGCCGCCATTTTTGGTCTATTGTGCGCACCATATACGGTGTAGGTATTTTTGAGCCGTAACCCGTGGCGGTGTAAGACAAACCCGCTTTATGGTGCGGCAGGGGGTTACGCCATACGGCGGGGGCGCCTATAGTTAAGCGCACTAATTGCCCATTCTTATCGGTTTCAAAGTTCATTTTTTAGCCCCTTAGTCTTTGTGCATCTCTTGAAACCGCGCCACGGCTTCGCGCTTTGTGTATCCAAAAAATTGCTCTGTAACTAAATAGTCACCCACAATCGCGGAGATTCTCCATGCGCCTTGAAACGTGCGTTCTATAACTAGCGAATATTTACTTTGCATTTTGTGCCCCTTTCAATGTTGACGATAGACAAAGCCGCCGGACACTTCGCCGATTAGATAGTTTTCATCTTCTAGGTACTCTTTCACTTTTGCGGATATTTCGTAATAATCGCCGCCACAATCGGAAATTTCGATACTGTAGCTTTCGGCGATAGCTTCTGGCGTATCCTCACTAAAATCGCAACATAGAGCGATAACGTCTAATTCGTAATTTTCGCCCGTGTCTCTCTCGCATTCTTCGAGATATTCAAAGAGAGCACCTAGACCCTCATAAGAAAAGTTATCAGGGCGAATCTTTTGGAAATAATCGCGGAATTCATTGAGATATACAGTAGTTTTCATGTTTTGCCCCTTAGTTAAAAACCGATAGCCATTAACACAATGGCGACAAGTAGCACCACTGGCGCGGTGACGACTAGAATTTTGTCGACGATATGAGAAGTCATTTTGAGCCCTTTTCGTTTTCGGCGGTGCACTATTGCCCCGCCATGTTTTGTATTGTAAGGGAATTTTTTACAGTGTCAATAGGGGCGATTGTAAAGAATTGTAAAGATATTTTTTACACTCCATAGGCGTCGCCGTACTCTCGCGCCATTGCCTCATAATCGGCGCGAAGATTGGCGGCTCTCACTTCGCGGCTTTTTGTTTTCGGCTTGAGGGCTAACGCGGCGATTCTCGCCCTCATTTTTTCTAACGCTTGAGCCGCCGCGATTTTTTGCGCGGCTTTTTTCTCTTCGGCTTTTTGTACTTTTAACGCGGCGCGGGCATAGCATAGCGCCGCCGTGGTTTTTAATTTAGCTTCGCGCCGTTGCTCGCGCTCAAGCGCGGGCGGCGTAAATTGCCCCGCGCTATAGTCAAAAATGACGTTTTCAATCGCGGCGGCGGCGGCGTCGCGTGTTTTGAATGTGCCTAAGTAGTGTTGCACGCCGTCAAGCATAACGCGGGCGCGGTATCTATTCGACGCTATGTAGTGGTGAATTGTGCCGTTTTCAGTTTTCATTTTTTACCCTTAAAGTTTTCAAATATGGAAATTATTTTTTTTGTCCATGCAAAATTATACAGCGTTTATTTTTTCTAGGTAATGTTTTTACTATGTGACTTACGGTTTTTTGCTAGGGGCTAGGGGGTGACAATGTGACAATCGGCAAAAAACGGCTTTTATAGGTCAAAATGTAGGTTATGAAATAGGCATTGTTTTTGGGTAGTTTTGACCCACGGGCAAAGCCTTATAAATAGCGGCTTTGCGGGGTTTATGGTTTAAATTGTCATTTATCATACTAATCTCAAGATTTCTTAATTGTAAGGATATTACTTACATAATTTTTTTTTGTAGGCGTCAAACCTATTGAAATTGTCACTTTTTTTTGACCTATAAAAAACCCCCTAAATTACCGCGCAAAAAGTCCACGCCGATAGCTTAGTGATAGGGGCTAGGGGCTAGGGGCTAGGGGCTAACGGGTAAAATTTTTTGTAACGTGCACGCCCCCCGCTATAGCCCCAAATTTTTTAGCCCCTAGCCGATAGCCTTAAATTTATAACCCCTTGCATAGCGACAATTTGACCTATAACCCACAATTTGACAATTTGACCTAATAACTTAACATAATGGACATTGTATAAAATTACTTTACAATATAAGGGCGCGCGCTCTTATGCCCTATGCCTTGCGGCTATCGGCACGGGGCTAGCGGGCACGCGACGGCGTGCATTTTCGCGCAAAAACCCCGCGCCGACGGGTAAAACTACTACTATTGTGCCAAATTTTACTTTGAAATTAGGAAAAAGGGACTCCATTAACAACCCCCTATCTAAAAGCGATCGGGCAAAACTTGGTACTTGACAAAAGCTGTAAGCCCCTATAATCAGGCCATACCGAAAAAAGGTAGTCAAAAATCTAAAAGGGGACTCCTACCAGACGGGTACCCAAAAATTGAAATTTTGAAATCGGAGTCTGAGCCATGAGCAATATGCGCTATTCTTTAGAACCTTTGTTTTACTCTTTCGCTTACGAGCCCAAGGAGATCAAAGCCACGCAAGCGCAGGTTGATCGCATCTACAAAGCTGCGTTTCTCGGGCTCAAAGATTCAAGCCTTGCGCTGGCAGCCGGACTGCTCCCAGCCGAATTCCGACAGCTCTTAGCCAACGACCCTTGGATCGAGATTGCGATCGAGAAGGCGCGCGCTGAGAGCGAATTGCACGCAGCACAAAAACTCTCTGAGAATGTCGAAGCTGGCGACACCAAGGCGATTGCTTTTAAGCTTACGCACATGCACGGCTACATGCCTGCACGACCCGAAGGCGGCGACGACAATACGCTCATCGTGAAGGTGGTAAACTCATTGCCATCACCCGACGAGAAGAAATCAGAAGATGCCTGAGATCACCGTCAACTTGCCTAGGCTACACAGTGGGCAAGAAAGACTGTTTCACCAACAAACGCGATTGAACTCTGTGCGCTGTGGACGGCGCTGGGGGAAGACGCGCTTTCTCGAATACCTTGCAGCCCAAGGCGCGTGCAATGGGCTGAGTGTCGGAGTGTTCGCACCTGAGTACAAGCAGTTGGCCGAGCCGTGGGATCACTTGATTGATACGCTGGATCCCGTCAAGAAAACGGCCAACAAAAATGACGGCACGATCAAGACGGTCACGGGCGGCAAGGTGGACTTTTGGACGCTCAACGACAACGACCTAGCGGGTCGGGGGCGCGAATACAACTTGGTGCTCATTGACGAGGCGGGGTTTACGAAGTCGCCGCAGATGAAAGATATTTGGTTCAAGTCCATCAAACCGACGATGCTGACAACCAAAGGTATTGCGTGGGTGTTCTCGACACCCAATGGCGTAGACCCTGACAATTTCTTTTACGCCGCGTGCAACGACGAAGAGCTCAACTTCACAAACTTTCACGCGCCGACGATCACCAATCCGTATGTGCCGCCAGAAGAGCTCGAACGCGAACGCGAACGCAACCACCCGCTAGTTTTCAAGCAAGAGTACTTGGCCGAATTCATTGATTGGTCGGGCGTAGCGTTTTTCTCGTTGGACAAAATGTTGGTCAACGGCGAGGCGGTGCCCTACCCCACCACATGTGATGGGGTATACGCGGTGCTGGACACTGCGGTCAAGGGCGGCAAAGAAAACGACGGAACGGCAATCGTTTACATCAGCGTCAACTCGCAGTCGCAACACCCGCTGACGATTCTCGATTGGGACATCATCCAAGTGGACGGCGCGATGCTGGAGCGCTGGATGCCCAGCGTGTTCATGCGGCTGGATGACTTGGCCGCACTCACGGGCGCGCGCAAGGGCTCGGTGGGCGTGTTCATCGAAGACGCCGCCGCTGGCGCGATTCTTTTACAACAAGGCAAAGCTCGCGGCTGGCCTACTTACGCGATTGACAGTAAATTGACGAATTCAGGAAAAGATGAGCGCGCCATCTCGGTGTCTGGCTATTTTCACCAAGAGAAGCTTAAAATCAGCTCATTCGCGCTGAACAAGACGGTAAGTTTTAAAGGCGCCACGCGCAACCATCTTGTGACACAATTGGCCAGCTTCAGGCTCGGGGACAAAGAAGCATTCCGCAGGGCGGATGACTTACTCGATGCCGTCGTGTACGCGCTGGCCGTGGGCGTAGGCAACAAATACGGGTATTAAGGGGTGCTGAATGTCTGATGTCGTAGTAAACCAATCGTCACTCAACTCACAGTTGATTGAATTGCTCAATGCTGACAGCATTCAGCCGGGTACCGATGCGAGTTACGCAATTTGTAAAGCAATTTGGGAATACCACCCACTTGGCGGTAAGCTCGTAGAAAAACCAATTCGCATGGCGCTGTCCAAGCCCCGACGCATCACCGTGGACGTTGAGCCCAAGGAGATGTTGGTAGAAGCATTTTGGCGCGAGTGGGAAAGCCTCGGCGCGACCAACCACATCCGCGACACCATGTTCATCAACCGCGCATACGGCGCGGCGGCGATTGTGTTTGGTGCACCCAACATTCCCACCGATCAACCCATCAACCCTTGGGAGTTGTGGAAGCTCGATCTGTATTTCAACCAGCTCGACCCGCTGAACTTGGCTGGCTCCATCGTGACCAACCAAAACCCCAATGCACCGGACTTTCAAAAGCCTCTGCCCTACACGACAGCCGCAGGCCAACCCTATCACCCAAGCCGAAGCACCGTGGTGTTCAACGGCACGCCGATTTATCTGAGCTTTCAAGCTTCGGGCTTTGGCTACACAGGTCGCAGCGTATTCCAGCGCGCGCTGTATCCACTTAAGTCGTTCATTCAGTCGATGGTGACGGACGACATGGTGACGTACAAGGCGGGATTGCTGATTGCAAAACAAAAACCAGCAGGCTCGATCGTCAACCGACTCATGCAGACCGCCGCTGGCATCAAACGCACGTACTTGCAACAAGGCACGACAGGCAACGTGCTGTCGATCGACATCGATGAGGACATCGAGGCGATCAATTTGACCAACACCGACACGGCCATGACCACCGCGCGCGATAACATCATCGCCAACATTGCGTCAGCATCGGACGTGCCATCGATCTTGCTAAAAGACGAAGCATTCACGCAAGGGTTTGGCGAAGGCACCGAGGACACCAAGGCCATCGTGCAATACATCGACGGCATCCGCGAAGACATGGCAACGCTGTTCATGTTTTTTGACAACATCGTCATGCACCGCGCATGGAACCCCGAGTTTTTTGAGGCGGTGAAAAACGAATACCCCGACGTCTACGGCAAGCTGTCATATGAACAAGCGTTCTACAAATGGCAAAAAGCTTTCAAACCATCTTGGCACAGCCTGATGGAAGAGTCTCCATCTGAAAAAGTCAAGGTCGATGAGATCAAACTCAAAGGCATGACCGAATTGCTGCGCACCATCCTGCCGATCATGGATCCGCAAAACCGCGCGCGTGCAATTCAGTGGGCACAAGACAACTTGAACGAAATGCCTGATATGTTTTCCAGCACGCTCACGCTCGATCCCGAGCTCATCACCGAGTACGAGCCGCCAGCCGAAGCTATCCCCACCGAGCGCTTGCCTGCGGCTAGGGGCTAAAAATGACGTTTTACGAGGTGCTTACCGAAGCCATCAACGACATCATGTTGCATGGCTTCGACACCAAACGTCGCATCGACTATTGGGTTGAGCGTTTGCGCACCGCCGCGCGCGCATCCCTCATACCCGAGCACCGCATCAATATGGAGATGGAAAAGTCCTTACAGGCCGCTTACAGTCGGCTAGTCACAAAAGGTGGTCTAGTCAATGCCAACGTAAGTAAATTTACAGTGGACAGGCTCAAGCCAAAACTGCGTGCCGAACTAGACCGCCGCATCATGGCGTCATCGGATTTGATCAAATATCGCCGCGAAGAATCCATTAACGAGACACTGCGCCGCTTTGAAGGGTGGTCTACATCCATTCCTAAAGGCGGTACGAAAGTTCTTGACAAGATTGAAGAGAAAAAAGAAATCCGCAAAGCTCTAAGCAAACTGCCGTTTGAAGAGCGCCGCGTGATCATTGACCAAACGCACAAGCTCATTGCCAACATCAATGAGATCACAGCTGTGGACAGCGGCGCGATTGCTGCGCGTTGGCACTCCAACTGGAAGCAGATGGGCTACAACTACCGCGAAGATCACAAGAAACTTGACGGAGATGTATATCTCATACGTGACAGCTGGGCTGTAAAAAAAGGTTTTGTGAAGCCAGATAAGGGCTACACAGATGAGATTATTTCCCCTAGCCAAGCGCCTTTTTGCCGTTGTCGCTATGTGTACCTATATAATTTACGTCAAGTAGAAGAATTGTTGACGCAAAAAGGTAAAGCTGCTCTACAATCCGCAAAATCTAAGCTAGGTACTTAATCTATGCCCTTTGAATCGGAACAACAACGCAAAGCAATGTACGCTGCCGCCGCTGGCCACAGCAACATTGGCATTCCACAAAGCGTTGGAGAAAAATTCGTGCGTCACGGAAGTGACAGCGATATTCCTGAAGAAGCAACTGTGTTGAGTACGCCTGATGAAGACCCTTGTTGGGAAGGCTATCAACAAGTGGGCATGAAGGAAAAAGGCGGTAAAGAGGTGCCAAATTGCGTTCCTGATGCAGTTGTGCCACGCTTGGGTGAAGAGCCCCATGCAACCGTACCTGTTGACAAAGATGCAGGTGCAGCTGGCCGCGCGTCAGGCATTATGTTTTTGACCGACACAGGCGAAGCTTTAATGATCCGCCGTGGCAACGGTGGTGACTATCCCGGCACATGGGCTGTGCCCGGTGGCCATCAAAATTCTGGCGAGACTCTTGAAGAGTGCGCGCGCCGTGAATGTTTTGAAGAGACAGGCATCAAATACGAAGGCGCGCTTGAGGTTTTGTACGATGACGGCCAGTTTTGCACGTACATTGCGCGCCATGCTGAAAAAGTGCCTGTCAAACTCAACGATGAATCAACAGGTTACGATTGGTGTTCTATTGACACCCCTCCTCAGCCTTTGCATCCCGGTCAAGCGATCTGTATGCGCATCGCTTCAGCCAATACCGAATATCAAGTAGCCGAGCTCATTCGAGACGGTTTGTTGCCCAGCCCACAGATGTACGCCAACGTGATGTTGTTGGCCATTCGCATTACAGGCACAGGGCTTGCATATCGTTCAAGCATTGGTGAACACGTTTGGCGCGACCCATCGTTGTATTTAAACCAAGACTTTTTGAACCGTTGCAACGGTCTAATCGTGCTGATGGATCACCCCGACACATCGGTATTGACTTCAAAAGAATTCAACGACCGTGCCGTGGGCAGCGTGATTTTGCCTTACATCAAAGGCGACGAAGTTTGGGGTATCGCAAAGATTTACGATCAACCTTCGATTAACGAAATTCTGGAAGGGGACATTAGTACCTCTCCCGCCGTAGTGTTTGACAACACTGCGGGAAACACTACACTTACAACTGAAAACGGCGAGCCGCTTTTAATTGAAGGTGTACCATTCCTCTTAGACCACATTGCCATCGTTACGAAGGCGCGTGGATCAAAAGGGGTTTGGGACAAGGGCGGTGAACCCGCTGGCGTTTTATTAACCAACCCTGAGGTGTCTGATATGACAGAAAAAGTGAATGAGCCGAAGGCAGATGCCCAAGGCGACAAACTCGATGCCATTTTGAACGCTGTGGGCGCACTTGCTGCCCGCGTCGATTCGATGGAAAAAAACCTTCCGGCTCCCCCTTTAGTCACTGCGGCTGACAAAAAAGCCAAAAAAGACGAAGAAGCCAAAATGGACGACGACGATCGTATGGACGACGACGAAGCCAAAATGGATGATGACGACTCTAAAAAAGACGACGACTCCAAAGCCAAAAAACATCGTAAAGATGCTAAAGGCTCTGACCCCAAAGAGCACGACGAAGGCGAAATCAAGCCTGACGACGATTGCAGAATGGACGATGACGAAGAAGAAGAAATGGCCAAAAAAGCTGATGAAGAAGCTGCAAAGTACGCCGACGCGCAAGCGAAAGCCGACAGTGTTCTCGCTGGATTTGGCAAGTCTGCTTCACGCCCATTGCAAGGTGAAAGCGTGATGTCT